ATAAGTATCCAATGTTAATTTTAGGAGTTCCTTATACTCTTTTCTTATTTTACCATCTTTATCCTTAAGATAACGAAATTTCTCAGCAGCATCTTGCCACTCTTTTTCTGCTACCTGTATATATGGTGTAGGTATTTTTTTGTGTATTCTATCATCATACCAACCAACAATTTTATTTGAACCATTTTGTATATGTGCATATTTCATTATTATCTCCTAATATCCTATTGCATAGAAATTAAACTCAACTAATTCAGCCCCAGACCAAGAATAATCAAAACTTGAATTGTTTGTTATAGTTGTACCTATTGTAGGTGATACCGTAGTAGATATATCTACAGGTGAAACAAAAAAAACATCATTAGGGAATGTTATTGGATAAGTTACTGTTCCGGTTCCACTAGTGCCTGATGCAGCAGTAGCAACCCCCCACTGCATAATTAACCCACTTGGTAATATTTGGTATCCATTAGTTGATGTATCTAATGTACCATCAACATATTGTTTATTGGCTATATCATTATCATTAATTGGGTTGCTTGTTGTAATATTAAGTACATTTATTCCATCATTCATTAATAAGCTAGACTCACCTGCAACAACTGTTATTCCTGTCCCAGCTGCTGTTTTGAATGTCAGATCCTGAGCAGTAGAGTTAGTTACACTAAATATTTTACCTATATCATCTACAACAATGTTTCTTGCTGTTGTTAATACAACTCCTGTATCAGTGATAACTATTTTTTTATATAAATTCTGTGCATCTGTTAAGGTGTAATCTGCATCACTAGCCATATTATGAGTAATTGAACGCACATTCAATATATTCCATATTGCCTCAAAATACTGTGAACTTTCAGCATTATCAGGCGTCCCACTTGGCGTTATACCAGCTTCATTAAGCAAGTATTGCTCAAGGCCGAAAACATCATTTAGCCAATTTGCAAGTAATGGGGTTGCTGCTGCTGCCCCCACTGCTGATACATCTTGTGCTTTACCATAAGGATATTCTGAGCTTGCAGCTTCAACTTTACCAGGTATGTCACTCTCTGGATTTATAGCCATTTTTTTCTCCTATTTTTTTTAATTATAATTTATCAACATACAAAGCCATTGCTGTGTTGGGCATATTTTCAAACAAAGCTCTTCAAATTCATTTTTTCTTGCTAATGGTATTTGTGCAACATTAGGGAATGTTTCTGCCCCTATATACAAGAAGTAAGACCAGTATTTAGGTTCTGTAGGTATAGAATATGGTAATAGATTCTCTCTAAACCCATCATAATTACCACACAAAGCATCAGCTCCACCGCATACAGTGTCAGTATCTCCACATATTGCATTATAATTAAGCTCTGATCTATATACCTTATTCACTAAAGCATACCCTAATGGATCATCTGAATTACCACACAAAGCATCAGCTCCACCGCATACAGTATCAGTATCTCCACATATTGCATTATATATTGTAACACCTTCTTGTTTTAGATATGTTAAAGGGTTTCTTGGTGTTGCTGCAGCACTAGAATTTATTGCTGGTTCAGTTCCAGGCTCCCACCACCCATGAACATAAACATCAAATCCAGCAGCTTGCAAGGTTTCTTGTATATAGTAAGGGTCTTGTCCTCCTGATGATGCCCAAGTTGCTTCAAGTCTATCCCTACGCTGTTGTTCTGTTAAATTTGAATTTGTTAAATTAAATTGAGACTCCCATTTAGGTAGTTCTCTTGTTTTCTGTGGGTCAATGTCACTAAATATTAAATCAAAGAAGTTTCTAGAATCAAAACCAATGCTTGAAATACCGTAAATAAACTTAGACAATGCTGTGTTGTCTCTTAACCTCCATGCTTTAGCTCTTGGAAGCAAGTGCTTAAACATTCTATAAAACAAACTACTAGTTTTATTTAACCCTTGAGCTTGATATATAATAAGCTGAGTTATATATCCAAATGCCTCTACTGTGATTATAGCAAATCTTCTTCCTGATATATTATCTTGAACTGAATATTCTATTGTACCATTGCCACTGCCACTAGCCCCACTAGTTATAGTTAACCATGGCTCATTGCTTGTAGCAGTCCAGTTAATACTAGGTGATGATACTGTAACATTTATTTCACCTGTCCCACTATCACTTTCTATTGTTATATTGCCACTAGGAGATATCTCAATAGGCTCTTCATCTGCAGATTGTGTAATAATAAGTTGTTCAATATCATTACCACCTGTAACAGTAATAATTGCATCTCTATCTGACCCAGTTGTATTCTCAGTATAACTATAGTTAATAGTCCCTGCACCCTTAACAGTAGAAGCTGGGCTATCTATTGTTAACCAACCTACATTACTTGAAGCCTCCCAACATGCTATTTCTGTTGATACTGTGACGGTATCGCTTCCAGCATCACCTAATATTGAAGTATTGCCTGATAAAGTAACATCAGATAAATTCGACCATTCTAATATTTTAGCATCAGATAACACCATATCATATAAAACTGTATTAGATATAACCCCATCAAAGGGTAGAAATATTAAAGTATTTCCTTCATATCTACCTGCCCCCATAGATGTTGTCGGTAATCTGCCAGATGAAGAACCTTCTGAACTATATCTTATAGGTTGAGTTGTAGTCAATGTACACAATAAAGCACCATCCAGGTATAATTTACTTGTATTATTATCAATAGTTGCTGCAAGGGTATACCAAGTGTCAGTAGATAAAGTCGTAGATAAAGATACATTTGCTGCTACATAACTAGTAGTAGAATAACTATCATCATTAGAATAACTCTCACTATTAAGCATAATGTATGCAATGCTCGGGTTGCCAGATGAATTGATGCTCAATAAAAACCCTGAATTAGCTGTGCTGCCAGATGCCTCAGTAAATAATAGATTGTTGAAAAATCTAGCCTCTGAAGCTGGTAAACTATTAATTTTAAACCTAGAGATAACGGTAGCTTGAGGGAATACTAATCTACTATCATAATCAGATACTAAAGTATAATCATTAACACCGTCATAAGAAATACCACAATTTACAGGTACAGCACCATTAATTGTAGCATCAAAATTACTATTTTCATCAATTAAAGTAGAGCCTGAAACATTGCTTCCAGTGTAATATAAAACCTTACCATCACTTTGGTTAATAACTAAAGTTTGTTCCAAGCTATCAAATGCGACTGTTATAGTAGCAGTTCTACCAGCACTTTGAATATCTGATAAAGCATCTACGCTATAATTAATAGTACCATTACCACTGCCACTTGAGCCACTAGTAATAGTAACCCATGAGTCACTGCTTGTAGCAGTCCAGTTCTCATCTGATGTTACAGCTATGCTGTCAGTAGTTGCATTTTCATTATAATTTTTTGTTCCTGATGGTGATATTTTATTATTATATAAAGTATCTACATCTACTTGCAACAATGCCCTGTTATATATTCTTGTACATCCAACTGTGCCATTTAAAAATCTTATATTTGTTATATCTCTGGCTATTTGTAAATTTAGGTCATCGCCACCAATATTGCCAGTTGTACCGGAACCAGTATAGCTTTCTATTGAATCAATAAATACTTTATAGCTTCCATTAGAAAGACCAAAAACTAAATCTACTTCAACACCTGTAGAGAAAGTCTCAGTAGTATTAAATATAGCTTGAGAGCCATCTGAATAAGTAAAATAGAATTTAAGTGTGGAATCTGTGTCAATAGCTACTAAAATATTATATCTTGAACCAACAGAGTCTTGTAATCCAATAATTACCTCAATATTTGAGGTAGGCACATTATTAACAATAAATGAAGTTGATATATATACAGTATCTGTTATTGATGAAGCTAAACTACCAACAGAAACATACCCATTACTGAACAACAAACCAAACTCATTTGGTGTTACACCTGTTGCTGATATTGTACCATCATAATTACCCATCTCATCTATAAGTGTATTATCACTTATATTATTCATTCTATAGTGTGCTATAAGTCCAGTGTTAAGAGACATATTTTAGACCCATCCTATCGAATTTAATTTAGCTTTTTCGCCTACACCTAAAGTATATGTCTCAGTATTTGTGCCATTTAAAGATAATACCACTGATGCAAATATCCCATTATTAGCAGTTACGATATCTTCAACTGCACCAGCTATGGCACTTCTTGTTATTCTGTCTTTTCTTGGTGGTACTGAAAGACCCACTATATAAGGCTCACGGTTTAAGAAATATTCCGTTAGTGCCGTTTCTATACTATCTCTAACACTTGCTAAATCTTCAACTTCAATACCTAAAACCCTAACATCAAATGCTAGCCTTGATATCCCAAAAGCATTTACTAAAGCATTAGCAGGTCTCCTTGTTGCTAAATCAGAATTATCAAAATTTATACTATCTAGAACAGCCTGCAACTGTGCAGTAGTAGGTATCCCATCAACATTACCTGAACTAGCTATAGTAGCCTCAGCATAAACATCAACCTGTCCAGGATTACTACTTGTATAAGGGTATACATTTACAATACCCTCAACTTCCTCACCCCATTGCTGATAATCAGCATATGCTCCACCTTGTGGACGCTTTTGAAAACGGTCTTTAACTCTTTGTCTATAAACTTCTATATCCTCAGCTTCTGCACCTGTTACAACTTGACTAACCACTGTTGCATCTCTAGCCACATTAGCAAGAGGATTTGCAAAAGATAATGTAGCTCCAGCATCTAAATTGCCTATAGTTCCTGAACCATCACCACCTGACTGATCAGATATAGCTTGAACTGTTATTTGCTTTGTGGGTGCATCTAAAGCAATAGACCCTAGTGTAATATATGTAACACCTGTTGAACTATTAATTAATTGTGTATTGCTTGGCAATGTGCCAGTTTGATTTTCTACTGTTATTTCAATCAATAATTGCGCCTGAGTAGCACTTGTTGGATCACCTACACCAATAAGCCTGCCCCAAAATAATAGTGGTTGTACTGTCTGACCATTGACTTGAGTCTCATTGGCTGTAGCAGTATCAACAAACATTTGCAAGAAGATAAAGCCACCATACTTATAAAGCAAAATGAAAACACCTGCTATAGATTTAGCTAATACTCTAATAAAAGACTTAGGTAGTAGTGGTATGGTTTGACTGATTGAAGTGCTTATTTGTGCAATAAGATTATCATTAATCTCTTGTATAGTTGGTGTATCTAAAGACATTTAATATAATAAAAAAAATTAATTTCTAGTATAATTATAACACATTAAATAGCTTGCCAATTCTCTATAAATTCAAAAGATTCATTATCTATATTTATTGCAAGTTTAATTTTATTTAGCCCTGGCATACTAACAGCAACATTAATCAAAGTAGCAATATTCTTATCTAAAAACCATTGCAGATCTCTATATGATGCATCCTGTATTTTTAATAAGTTTCTAGATGTTGCTGGCATTGTTCTTAAT